TTCTCTACCACTTGTCCGAACAAGTGCCAGAATTTGATTGGGCAAGTCATCCCAATTGCTTGTGCAACGCAGAGCCTTTGCCACATCAGGCGACGCCGACTGGTAAGCGACAATATTGCTGATATAAACCGCTCTGTTCCCAATGTTGAGTAATTCAAAATCTGATGACAATTCAAAGGTTGGACCATCGACATTCAACTCGGCTGAGCCGTCAGGGTTTATGGTGCGCGCGTGGGTCTGGAGCGCCGCGATGGCATATTCTGGCCGAAAGGCATAGTAGGCAGTCGCCAAAGATACCAGTAACGCCACCACAGCCAGAGCGTCGCTTAGGGTCACTCGCAGTCTTCGTGGGGATCCCTTCATCATGCTATTTCCGCTCTTGTTGGGCATCCGATCATCACCATCCAAGTCTCCTTCAGGCGCTCCAGTTGCCGTACCCTATTGTGTAGACGCAGTTGGAAACGAACGTCTAGCCTTTTTTCGCGCAGTGGTCAGGGCGATTTCCGTCGAACCCAGTTCGCCACAATCAACCCCGGCAGCGCGTCATGTGCCCGCGCGGTTTCCCGGTCGAGGTCCAGCCGCTTCGGCAGCTTGACCTGCGGCACCAGCAGGAAGATCGGCACAGTGGTCAGGCCGCGTCCCGTTTTGGATCGCGAGGCCACCGCACGGCCACCCTTGTTCAGCCGCCCCTCGGCGACGAGCAGGCTTGGGCTGGATCGGCGATAGACAAAGCGCAGGCGCAGGCCCGTGCGGCGTTCCCATTCGCCCGGGGTGATCCGCCCGCCGCGCCGCGACTTGCCGGCGGCTGCCGTCGGGATTGTCAGCCAGAAGCCGTTGCGCGAGCGGATCAACGGGCCGGTATCATGTGCGCTGACGATGTCGGGCGCTTTCGACCAGACCAGCGCAGCGGCATTCAGGCTGGGCTGACCCTTCGGGTACTGCTCGGACCGGATCGTGCGCGCCAGCCGCTGCCCCAGCCCGGCGCTCGTGATCTGCCCGCGCCATGCGGTTTTGAGGCTGGTCCCGGCCTCGCGCGTGGCCGCCGTGACGGCCTTCTCGCCCGCCTTGATCTCGGCGGCCATCATGGCGGCCAGATCGGGCGTGATGTCGAGCTTGAGTTTCATGCTGGCCTCAGGTCCACAGTCCAGACAAGCCGCTCACGATCCCGGACCGGCTCGCTCTGAATAAGGAACGCCTCGCCACCAAACTCAACCCGGTCGCCGGGACGCGGGGCCGGTACCTCTGCCACGCGTAGATCGATGCGCGTGGTTTCCGACCAGATGCGCGCTTCGCCGAAGCTTGAGACGTCATCCGCGCGGCGGGTGACCACGCGAACGAGTTGGGGTGCGCCGCCTTCAGCGATATAGACAGCGTCCGTCGCGATATTGCCATCGGCAAAGAGCGCATCCATCGCTAAGGCGACGGCGTCCATTACGTCCGCCGCGCGCTGCGCAGCACTTGCGGCCGGGTGCAGATCGGCAGCGGGTTGCTTTCGATCTCGAGGCGCACCCATTCGTCACGGTCGCGATCGGGGATCATCCGCGCATAGAGCGGCAGGCCCACGGTGTTGACCGTCTCGAACGTGTCGGCCGGGGCGTAGTAGATCTCGAACAGCCCCTCGACGCCCTCGGGGTAGAAATACGCCTTGTCGGTCGGCACGCCAAAGCCAAGCCCACCCCGGTAGCGGCGTAAGGTGATGCCGCCGAAGCTGACTTCCTCGCCGACGCGCCCGCGCAGATCGGCCGCCGCGGCGGTGTTGAGATAGGTCTCGCGGACCTCCTTGTGGGCGACCAGATCGGCGAAGAAGGCCGAGCCGCATTCGGCGCGCAGCTGCACCTGACCCGCGGCCAGACCGCCGAGCGTGTCCTCGACACTTTCGATCAGCGCCTGACAGCGCTTGCGCAGCGCGCCCGAGGCTGGCGAGGTGTTGTCGAGATCGAAGTCGATCTCGGTGGCAGGCGTGATGCCGAACTCAGCGTGGTAGTCGATCACCGTGGCCCCGTCGCGTGGGTCCTTCACCACGCCCTGGATGCCGTTGAAGAGGTGGAACTCGAAGGTGGCCTCGGCGTCATTGCGCAACCGGCCCAGCTTGCGGGCGACCTCCGCCTGTACCTGCTGGACAGCGGTCTCCGAGCCGAAGTCGCGGATCGCCTGGATTTCCGAGGCCCAGAGCACGTCCTGCTTCTTGAACTGGCGGCAGACGAAGGCGCGCATCTCGCGGCGTTCGGGGATCTGGGACTCGTAAGCCGAACCGCGTTCGGAGAACGGGATCAACGACAGCGTGCCGTCGCGACTTTCGATCATCACGGTGCGGGCGCGCACGCCGCGGGAACCAAACAGCCCCGCACCCGAGAGGATCGCGGGCTTGAAGGGGATGTTTTCCAAAGCCCGGGTCAGCTCGATGATGGTGAAGGCATCGCCTTCAAAGATATCCATGGTGGCCATGGCAATGTCCTTTCTGTTTCAGGCTCAGCGCAGCAGGATGCCAAGCGCGGCCAGCGCGGCGGTCGCCGTGGTGATCTGCGCTTCGGTGATGTCGTCCGGCAGCATGATCTCGTGACGGTTGGCGATGGCGGGGCCGCGCACCAGCACGACGGCGGGGGCGTCGGTATCTGTGGCATCGGCAGGACCCCAGAGGATACCGGCGACGTTTTGGCTGCCGTTGGTGGCGCCGGGTGTCAGCACGGTGAACTTGCCGCCCGAGGTGATCTTGCCCAGCACGGTGCCGGGGGCGAGCTTGCCGGCCCCAGAGGCGAGGGTGACGGTGTCGCGGGTGAAGTCGCGCAGCACTTCCCATGTGAGGAAGCCGCCGGGATGGGGGCCTTCGGTGAGCGTGGTCATGATTTCAGCCTTTCAGTTTGAAGGTGCGGGCGATGACATCGCCCCAGGGGCGCGTCGTGGGGTTCGGCCCCGGTTGCGGGTGATGCGGCGTGATCTCCGGCTCCGCTGCGGCGCGGGCGTCTAGGAGGCTGGCGCGGACCGCATCGAGGCTTGCCTCCTCCTCGAGAAACCGGCCCGCCATCTGCGGCTGACCCGCGAGCCGGCAGAGATCCACGACGGCGCGCGCATGGGCGATGGCCTCGGCGCGGATGGCGGTGGCATCAGGCGCAGTGTTGGCGTCTGCAACAGTGCTGTCGGACTCGTCCATCTCGGGCGATGGCGCGGGATCGGTGGTCGGTGCAACATCGTTGGCGTCTCCAACGATGTCAGCAGCTGTGGGCGCCCCAATCGGCTCGGCAGCCTTGACCGCCTCGACCAGGTCCGGTGGCGCATTGCGGAAACGCCCGATATCGAAGCTGGCCGCGATGCGCACGGGCTCGGCCATGCGCGTGGCCAGCCCCGCGTCCAGCGCCTCAGCGGCATCAAACCAGGTCTCGGCCGCCATGAATGCCGCGATCTCGTCCTCGGGCTTGCCGGATCGGGCGGCGTAGCCGCGCATCATGCTGGCTGCGATCTTGTCCAGCGTTCCGGCCATGTCGCGCATGTCCGCCGCGTTACCCATCACCAGCCCCGACGGGTCGTGGATCATCAGGAAGGCGTTTTCCGGCATGACGATCCCGTCACCCGCCATGGCGATGTAGCTTGCCGCCGAGGCGGCGATGCCGTCGATCCAGACAGTGACCGTACCGGCATGGCGGCTCAGCGCGTTGTGGATCGCGACGGCATCGAAGACCGAACCGCCGGGGCTGTTGAGGCGCAGATCGATGGCCGTGCCCTCGGGCAGCGCGCCCAGCTCGGCCAGAAAGCCCCTGGCCGAGATGCCATAGGCGCCGATCTCGTCATAGATCAGCACCTCCGCGCCGCTGTCGCGGGCGCGGATCGTGTACCAACTGTTCATGGTGTTACTCCTGTGTATTGGCGCTGTCGCTGCCAGTGCCCGGGTCCTTGCCATCGCCTGCGCCGTCACTCGGATCAGGCCGGGCCGCAGGCGTCGCCCGCGCGCCCTGCGTCTCGCCCGGGCTGGTGCGGTAGCGCAGGCCGAGCCCCTCGGCGCGTTTGGCATCCACCGCGTTCTCGCGGTCCACTTCCTCGACGTCGTAGCCGGTGGCTTCGACCACCTTGCGCCGCGAGGTGATGCCGGCTTCCATCGCCAGCACCTGCGCCTGAATGTCCTTCAGCGGATCGACCCAGTCCCAGCGGGGAGGGATCCATTGCACCATGCGCGCAGCGGCGGGATCAGGCAGGTCCAAGCGCCCCGCCAGCTGCGCGGTCTCCAGCCAGCGCGCCCAGATGGGCCGGCAGAGCTGATGCGCGATCACCCCGTGCTGGAGCTGCTGCACGCGGCGCCGGAACTCCACCAGTTCGGCCCGCAGGCTCGAATAGTTGGCCTGCCGGACATCACCAGTGACGAGGTGATAGGGCAGCCCCAGCGAGGCCGAGACCGCCAGTAGCGTGCGGTACTGGAACGCCTCGTAACCGCCGCCGACATCCGCAGGCGACGAGAACTTCACGTCCTCACCCGGCAGCAGCACCTGCAGGGTGCCGGGCTCGAGACTGGCGATGGCGGTCCCGTCCGGATCCGCCTCCGCTTCGCCCATCATCGGCTCTTCGGGGGCGGTCTTGGTGATGAAGCCCGCGAACATCGCCGCGGTCTTCTTTCGATCCAGTTCCGCGTCGTCGTACTGGTCGAGCAGGAACAGCCGCACCATGGCCGGCGCGATATGCGGCAGACCCCGGATCTGGCCCGCATCGATGGGGCGGTAGATGTGCAGCACGTCCTCTGCACGCACCCGAACGGTTTCCGGCACGGCGACGCGCTGATCGGTGCTGTCGCCCGGATGGTTGCGGCGGAAATGATAGGCCACGCGCCGCCCGATCAGATCGAACTCGATCCCGCAGCGAATACGATTGCCATTGGCGGCCGTGTCCGTCTTTTCGAACGGCAGCATTTCCGATTGCAGCAGCTGCATCTGCAGCGGCACCAGCAGCCCGTCCTCGGCTCGGCGTGGGCGCATCCGCACGAAACACTCGCCCGAGACGAACATCTCGCGCGCCACCATGGCCTGCAGCCCGTAGAAATCGGTCAGACCATCGGCATCCGCCTCGTCAGTCCAGGCCAGCCAGAGACGCTGGACCTGATCCCGCAGGCTTGCATGCTCGAGCAGCGACGATGGCTTGATGCCGTCGCCCACCATATTGGACGCAAAGGCCTCGCAGGCATTGGCGGCATAGCCATTGGTGACCACCAGCTCGCGCGCGCGAGCCAGCAAGCGCGGACCGCCGGAGGCGACCAGCGAGTTGATGTTCTCCAAGGGCGGGTTCCAGCCGCGCAGCCGGCGTTTGGACATCGCCCCCTCCAGGCGCGCACGCACGGCAGCGGGGCCGCCTCTTTCGGAACGGCGGAAGCGATCGAACAGCCCCATGGATCACAGCCCCTTCGATGTCGTCACGCGGATCTGCCGCACGATGCGTCGCCCCTCGGCTGCGGCGATCTCGCGATCTAGCGCCTCGATGGCCCGGTCGATCTCCGCGACGCTGCGATAGTCCACGGTCTTGCCGTCATAGCTGACGCGCGCGACGCCAGAGGATCGCTGCGCGGCGAGGGCGTCGCGGCGGGCGCGGAGGTCGGTGATTGTCGCCATTTGGATTGACCTCACCAGAAGAAATGTTTCAGTCGGGCCATCAACCGACGATCAGGAGCGACTCGATGACCCCTTCCGAGATTGCGCGCGAGCTCGCGCGCGACGACATGTTCCCCAAGGCGGCCATGGCCGCAGCCCGTGAAGATCGGGAAACCATGGTCCCGATCTTCGTCGATCTGATCACCCGGCTTGCGGATCAGGACCGATCCGCGATGCACGATGACGATGTCACGGCGCTTGTCCCGGTGTTTCACATGCTCGGTGAATTTCGCGAGGCGAATGCCTATCGCCCGGTGCTGAAATTGCTGCGTCAGGATAGCGAGACCCTTGAATACCTTCTCGGCGATGCCGTCACCGAGACGAGCTTTCGCGTGGTTGGCGGGACATTCGATGGTGATCTGCAGCCCCTGTTCGAGGTGATCGAGGACCCGAAGGTCTACGAATTTGCACGCGCCTCAATGATGGACGCCCTTGTTCTGATCGCGCTACTGCATCCCGATCATCGCGCGACGATCGAAGACTACTTCCGGAGCTTCCGGAGCCGCCACCCCGAAGAACTTCCCCTGGAAGTGCTTATCGGCTGGATGGACGCCGTCGCCAATCTCGGGATCGAAGACATGACCGAGGAGGTGCGCGCGGCGTTCGAAATCGGGCTGATCCCGGCAGATTACTGCGATTTCGACTACTTCCTCAAGGACCTTGAGACCACGCGAGATGCGGACGGTGCGCCAGCAAATCGCCGCTACCGGAAATCCCTGATCACCGATGCCATCGACGAATTGTCGAGATGGCACGGCTATTCGGACGCGTTCTTCGCCGAACTGAAAAAGTACAGGGCCAGAAACGTCCTTCACACGCCTCTCACGACTGAGACATTCACGCATGAGACGCCTCCAGTCGGACGCAACGACCCCTGTCCTTGCGGCAGCGGCAGGAAGTTCAAGAAATGCTGCCTGCACTGATCCAACGGATCACCCCATGTAGCTTGACCGCATCGTCCGCCGCCGCGGTGCCGTCCGACCCTGAGATCGCGGTACAGCGCTGGCCTCGGCGTCGGTCTCGTCCGTTTTCGCCACCCCAAGCTGGTTTTCCAGATCCGCCCATCGGGCCTCGGGCCAGCGGTCTGCCCCCGCAATCCAGGCGGCGGCCCGCGCATACACCCGACAATCCAGCGCCTCGTTGCGTTCGCGCAGCTTCTGCCATTCGAGCTTGGTGAACCCCCGCCTGCTTTTGACGGTCACCAGTTGTTCGGCCGTCAGCTGTTTCAGCCATTCGGCGTCCGCCCATGACGGCAGGTGGACGGTTCCCGCCGGGAAGGATGCCCCGGCCTCGATATCCTCCACCGTCGGCCGCTCCTGCCTCAGAAAGCGATATGTCTCGGCCTTGAAGGTCGAGGTCGCCACACTCCACAGCCGCGCGCCGCGCCGCAAGCGCTTCCCGCCCACCGTTGCGTCGACATAGGTCGGACCCGTCACCGGGCTTGCCCGGTTGAAGCCCTCGAGCCCCTTGACCGGGGCCACCTGCGCAAATCCCACCTGCCGTGCCCATCCGTAAACCGCGCTGGTCTCGAACCCGGAGTCGATCGCGAACCGCGCGATGGTCAGGTGCTGGCCAGAGGCATGCGCCCATGTCCGGCCCAGCAGATCCGTCAGCGTCTGCCAGCAATCTGGGTCACCCGGCCCGCCCTCGATAATGATGTGATCGACCAGCCAGCTTTCCAGCCCGCGGCCCCACGCCCAGACATCGACCTCGATCCGGTCCTTCTGCACATCCGCGCCCGCGGTGAGGAACAGACCGCCCGCGGGCACGGTGCCCGACGCCCACGTCTCGCGCCGCTCCGCCAGCCGCTGCCAGTCCGGGGCCTCGCCGGTCTCCATCCAGGTCTCGCCAAGCACGGTGTTGCGGAACGCCCGCATCGCCTCGTCGC